TATATTTTGTGGTTCGATGATATTTCTTTCTGCGAAAACTGTTGCGTTACAGTGGTAAATATCATTTTCATTTAGATATACAATATAATCACCAATATTTACGGGTTCACTAGCAGTAAAACTGACTACTTTACCTTCAATTTCAACGTCATGTTGACAGGGGTAAGTATCGCCAACCATCGTCATGTTTTTATCTTCGTTGGTGATTAAGTGTGCTTTTCTTATTGTCGGTCTACTTTGATAATTTTTAAACATTCTTATACCTGTATCTCATCTAATTGTGATTGAATATTAGTGGTCAACGTAGAGCGCATAGCCGCTATTTCTGCTTGATTTCGTTCAATATCAACGAGTATTTGCTCAGTTTCGGCAACCACCTTGTCATCTTTAACTTGTTCGGTTTCTGCTTTGCTTTGAATTTCTAATATTTGAGCGCTTAACTTTTCATTTTCTAGCACGATAGTATTAAGGCGTTCTTCCATTTCTTTCATTTGCATTTGTTCAAGCATTTTCGCTTTTTCTTGCTCGCCTTGGTGTGCTGCTAATTCTTCTTCGTTCATATCTTCTGGCGATTTAGGAATATTCATGGCTTGGCGAATGGTAGAGAGAAATTCTTCTTTGTTCGGCAAGTCCATTAACTCAACTAACATAGGGACAACGGCTGCTTGTGCTTGCTCTGGTAACTTAGCCATAGCAGACGTTAATAATGTGGCTTGTTGTTGTCGATAGGTCGGTGTGGCTTGAATTGGCATTAGAGCAATATGTCCGCGCCATTTTGCGACATCATTATTACGCTTGCCGCCTTCTTCCACGTCATTGATGCGAATGGTTTTCTTTTTTGCCTTGTCTTTTCGGTTAACAGTAACGTCAACATTGTCACGATCAACCATGTCTTCAATAATAAATGCTAAAAGCAAATCAGCGACTTTATTACGTGAATAATGAAAGTTATCGTTAACTTCTGCTAGTGTTGTTGTGCCTTGCTCAACTAAATTAGCAATGGCAACACCTGACGTTGCGTTAGAGTCTTGGCCGAGCATTGAATTATAAACGCCAGCCGTATCTTGAATTAGCTTAATGTCATTTTGCATCAAACTAAACTGCTGTGCCGCTATACCAACATCATTTTGAATGCTAAAGCTTTCAGAAACAGATTTTTTATTTTTTCTTTCTGGGTTTAACGGTATGTAACCATCAGGCTTTTCAACTTCTTCTTTAAGTCTGCTTTCACTTAAATTAGTAGCATCATCATCTGCAATAATACGACGTGCTTGTAATAAATAGTTAAGACGAATAACGCGAGAGTTTATGCCGTCTTGTGCCGGTATCATCCGAGTAATTAAGCCGTAAGGCTCGCCAGACCTATCTTTTTTGTAACCAATAAAACCTACTAACGGGTCTTTAGCATCAGGTGCAGGACTAAATCTATCAATAATTCTATGTGGACCTACAAACCACGCTTCACGCGTTTTAGGAAACGCCGCATATTCAAGTTTAATCTTACCGCTTTGAACTGCTGCTACATGTACCGTATTGTTTTCATCATATTCAAACACTTGGCCATCTGACAATTTAATAACGTGAACACGTTTCCATATTGTGTACATAACCACTTGAAGTAATACACGTTCACGATCTGAATCAATCCATTCTGACGTTTTCCTATCCCAGCTTTCATAATCATGCCAAGCCGAATGCAAACTAAGGTCATCTGGATCCCAATCGTCCGTATTAGCAAAATCCTGCCATTCATTAACTGAATTTTTTAATACTTCTTTATGATCAGGGAAAGTTGTATAAGCTTCATCTAGATCCATCCATTTTTTATGTATTTTCCACCGACCATCGCTTAAATCTATTTCGTCAGCGTTCCAATCCCACCAAATATTGCGTCTGTGAACAAATTTAACGCGGTATCTAGCGCCAAACGGATCAGGATTACGCGATACTTCTACCCAACCTAAACCTGCTTTTAATTGTGCAGCATACGCATCAGAACACGCTCTATCCGCATTAGCTAAACGCCAAGCGTCTTTAAATTCTTCGTTTAACGCCTGAGCAATTTCTTCGCCTTCATCATCATCAGCACTTACCATTAAATCAGCGCGAGTACGGGCTTCCATACCTAACACACCGTCAATAGTGGGACCTATCATGTTATGAACAATTTCAGGTTGACCGCGTTCTTGCAAAACCTGCCGAACGTTATCATTTAACTGGTCGCCATCATAATAAGCGCAAGCAATTGAAGCAGGTGAACGCCAATCTGGTTGCGAGTCTATCGCGCCCATTAGTTTTAACAACTGATCCAGCGTTAAGCCTTCTTTTAATTTTTTAACGTGATCAACCATTAACGGGCCATCCAGTGATTAGGGTTGTGCGGTGCTTTAGAGTCATCTTTAATGTGCCGCTTCGGCATTCTCGCTCTTATTTCTTGTGCAATCATGTAACTCATAACTTGATCATCATAACCACCCGACTGAGCGCCCATGCGACCTTTTTTGTCATAAACAAATATGTTTAATTCAGCAGCGGTGCCACGCCAACGTAAGCCGTCTGCATCATTAGCGAGTAAATCCTCAAAAGAGCCAGTAAGTAATGGCTTTGATTGTGCCGACGTATGCCAGCCGACTTTTTGTGTTTCTTCATCAATATCTTCACGATCAATATGCTCTTCGTGATAAATACGGGCTGTAGGATAAATCTCTACTAATTCTTGTAATACTGCGTGACCATGATTATTTCTTTCAGGGCCAATGTAAGCCATTGAGTACCAAGTGCCAATATGAGCAAGTAACCTGGCGAAACGTTTAGTATCTAAATGACCAAACCAATGCGCTACCTGCCTGCCATCAGATTTAGCGACAACATCAAACGAACTTCTATCGCCATGTTCTAAACCTTCAGCAACATCAGCGCCTATCGCATAATCTTCATCTTCGTCGGGTAATTCCCACACAAGAAGATAGCCCGACGCCGCCAAGGTAAGTTTATCCGCTGCCTTGGATTTTAAATCCACCTTGTTTGTTACTTTTTTACGTTTACCTGTCGTAGGATCAACATCGTAAACAATTAACGGTTTAGTACAGCGACTTTCAGCTCGCATCAAATCATCGGTATCAAATACTTTTCGACCTGACGTTAAAAATGCTTCCATGGGCGTAGATGGAAACTCTTGCTTCATTTTGCCTTTTTGTGTTCTTTCTTTAGCTATATACCAGTTCAATTGTTCATCACTTAGCGTGATTTTCATAGCAAGCTGTACAGCGGTAAAATATTTATTCTGGGCTTTAGTGAGTTTTAATCCGCTGCCAGGAACAGGCAAAACATATTTCGGATCATCAAACCACGGGAAAAAGTGGAATTTAAAGTCTTGTTGCGTCAATGCAATGCTTGCTTCAAGCAACTCCATCGCTTCAACGGACATGTCAAAGAAGTTACCCGTTGCACCTTCGGCTGTTGATTCAACAAATAAAAGTGAACCGGCATGAATGGCATTAAGCGATCCGCTTTGCACTTCGTCTGCGCGTAAGGGAAACTGAGCGCATATTTTTCCGTATTCTGAAATATGGAGGACTTGGAGCGTTCCTGACCTAAAACTAACAGCGATACGCACATAACTATCATTACCAAGATACAAAGCAGTAGAGGTTTTACTCTTAATTGCTCTTTTCCCAGTTTTAAGCCAGCTTGGTAGTCTTTCATAAGGATATAATATCTTACTCGAAAAAATAGCGGTTGCTTCAGTCAAGCCCTGAGCGATAACCCCACACTGGCGATTATCATTAAACATAGCATGATCAAGAATAAAAATTTGTATAGCAGTACTAAAGCCTAATTGACGCGCTTTTAATATGATATTGAGATACCACATAACACAAAACAAAACAGTTTGAGCACTTCGGCATCGAAACAACACTTCATTGCCGTATTCATCGGCAATAATGTATAAGTTATTTATTCGCCACCACCAACAATCAAGATAAGGCGCACAGCGTTTTAACAGCTCTGCTTCATCGTTGCGTAACGTCATTCGCTCTTCTGACGTTAACCAAGTGTCATTTGAATACTTAGAAGTGCTAGGTCGCATCAGCCAACAACCCTATCGACTTTATTGCTTGTTAGTTCATCAATATAATCGTCTAGCTTGCTTGTGCCACCAGCTTCTTTACGTGCCTGTTGAATTTGTAGTTCAATTAATTCTGTTTGAACAATGGCTTTTTTAGCATTAATAACAGTTGCTTTGGTTATTTCGTTGCTTTTACGTGTGTCAGCGACAATCTTGCGTTCATTAACGTTATCAATACGAATAGACGATAGCGTTTTAGTTATAGACTCTACCCTTGCAACATTTTTATCTAGCGCATAATCCGCTTTAAGTAGCGACTCAAAATAACTAGCCGCCGCTTCAGGGCTTGGCTTGTCTTTTTTATCTGCTAATCTGCGTTGTATTTCTTCAATAGTACAAACAACTAAATGAATGCGCGAACGACACAAGCTTAACTCGTCATGTAAATTCGTACCTTCAACCAACTCACCAATACTGTTAGTAAAGTATTTTGAATAGCCACCATGCTTTATTGTGTTAGCAGTATTATTAACATTGACTATTTTCTGTTTAGCTTTTGTTCTTATTTTTGCTTTTACTTTGATTAACTTGATATGTCTGCGAGCAGACGAATAATTCAATCCTTTTTCCGCACACCAATCAGCGACCTTTATGCCCGTTTCTTTATGAGCTATTAAAAATTCAGCCTGTAATTCAATCCAGTTTTGTTTAGCCACTTAAACGACACCAATACTATTTCTCAAGAATACGATCTAGTTTCTTATTTATTGAGTCGAGGCTTTTTTCAATACGCCTCTGATCTTCTGTTCTCTGCGTTTTAATATGTTCTATTTCTGTTGTGTTTGATGCGATACGCTTATCTAGATCAGAGAAAAACCAAAAACAACTTACAACCATGGCAACGGTGGTGATTACATGAGCAACATTAACCTCTTTTTTCATGTGCCAATGTTCCTTTTCATCGAACTCAAGCATTATTTATTAACGCCTTTTATACTGCCGATAACGCCACCACCAAAATAAAACAAACTAACGGTCAAAAAAACGCTTCCAATGTCGCCGTTTAATAACGCTTGTTGTTTTTGTACTTCAATAAAAAAACTAGCAATAAAAGTGATAAACCAGGCAAACATGTAAGGTATTGCTACCGTCATGGCTATTAAGCGCTGGGCTAGCTTGAAAGGTTCATACGCTTTTATCTTTTCGATAAACAACGTTGATTTTTCTTGATCTGTAAAAAACGCATTATCTGCAATATCTGCAACCGCTGTTCCTGTA